GTTCCGTTAATCAAATCAGCGAGGTTGTATGTCGTTGAATTTTTTTCAAACACACGCGAGTTTGTAACACCGTCTGTCAAAGGCAAAACACCGAAAGTCCCATCGTGAATTGTGTACGCATCGAATACCCCGTATGCACCTCCACCAAAAACATTCACGTCAATCGTTATATCGAATGCTGAAAATTCCGTGATTATTTTTTTAACGCCATGCGTCAAAGTATTATAGACCGGCGTAACCGTACAATCAGAAGTTCCACCAAAAAAAAACCACACTGCGGCGGCACTTTCTTCCGCCGTCATTGTGTAAGTAGAGCCTGCTCCAGTGTTGATAATCACGACATCACGCATCGCAAGTGTTTGCCCTTGCAGTTTCCAGATCGCGTCCGTTAACGGATCGTTAGTTGCCACAGCGGTGTTTGTCGGTGTGCCGCTAGGCAGTGTAGGTATTTCGCCCTGCGGGCCTTGCGCTCCGGTATCGCCCTGCGGGCCCTGCGCTCCGGTATCGCCCTGAGGGCCTTGCGGGCCTTGCGGGCCTTGCGGGCCTTGCGGGCCTTGCGGGCCTTGCGGGCCTTGCGGGCCCTGCGCTCCAATCTCGCCCTGAGGGCCTTGCGGGCCTTGCGGGCCTTGCGGGCCTTGCGGGCCTTGCGGGCCTTGCGGGCCTTGCGGGCCTTGCGGGCCCGGCTCCACTACCGTGACCACATGAGCTTCGCTATTTCCAACAACAACTATGCGCTCCATACTCATGCCCCAAAATATTCTGCGCGAGGTTCGAAGTTACCCCGCAACAAACGCGTCACAACCCCGCTGGGGGAGACGGCTTCAAACTCGTAATGATACAAATGACCTTCCATAAAGAGCGCTGTCTGTGCTGGGGTTAACGAGACAACGAACTTTCCGTCTACCCCTCCTACAGCGACGCCGGTTGTTTCGTCGAGTGTCAGCATCTCGTCTTCTGTGGTCCCCGCTTGAAACCGCGCAGAAAAACCCGTTATATCGACCGGCTCGCACCCTGCGTGCCATACAAAGGGGAATGTGAATGTTGTCCCGGCGTCGAACATCATGTCGTGTGTACCCGCCAACATATCACAAACCTCCGTAGCTCATAGATCGTGGGCGGTGTTCTCTCCGCTCACGCTCGCGTTTTATCTGGTCGCACAAAGCACGAAACTCCTGCTCGAACTGAACGGCGCGCTCGCGGTCGAACGTTTCCGCGTCCTGCTTCCGGTACGCCTGTGCAGCCGCGCCGATGATTAACGCAGGCTGCTGGTGCTCAGGGATCTCGAACGCTGTACTAGCCGCATCAATGTCTTTCAGGGGCAACCTGTACAACACGAGCCGCAACATATCTCCGCAACTGGTTTCGTCGGGGGTCGGGGACAACGTGAGATACCCGCCGTCCATACCTACAACGGCTGCAGAAGGCCTCCCCGTCTGAGTCGCTGGGTAAAAACCGTCCGCAGAAATGTTCTCCTCGTTGTACAGAGGCAGTTTCTTGCCGTCGCTCGCGCGATACACATCCCGTATCTTAAGGATGCGTGGGGACAGTGGGTAATCCGCCACCCCCGCGACAGGCTGCAGATAGGTTAGTTTGGAGCGGGAATCGCCGATACCCCCTGAGTACCGGGCGATATCCTTCTGGGCACGATCGAGAAACTTGTATATCTCCCCGTCAGACCACAGGTACGGTTCCACCTCGTCTCGGACGAAAGTGCGGAACTCGGCAAGCGCTTCTTCAGGGGTCACTGCGATTACTCGCCGTCAGCAGTTTCTTTCGGCTGCGCTTTCGGCTGCGCTTTAGGTGCGGCTTTAGGTGCCATCTCAGGTGCTGCTTCCTGAACAACAGTAGCGCCTTGCGCTAACAAATCTGCTACCGCGGCGTCTGGTACAGCGGCCGCTACGTCGGGCTGTAGGTAGATCGCGGGATGTACGGCATTCGTTGCGATGGCGCGGGCGCTGATAAGAGTTGTCGTGTTCATGTTAGATCTCCGTGTGTATTAAAAAAGGCGCGCCCAGTGTAACCCAGAACGCGCCTGCTCGGTACCTACTGCCGTTACAAAACTACGTCTGCTGCATTGGCGATGTAATACTGAATCGCCACGGTGTAATCAACGTTCACGTCGACAGCGCCGTTGACGGTGACCTTGACATCCATAGGTGCGGTCGCCGGTGCGGCTACACCGGTAACAGCGGAAACCGCTACACCTGCGGCCAATGTTGCGGCGGCGCGTACAGTTGTGGCGCCAACGGCTACTGCGACAGTTGCCGCGCTAGCACCGGATACAGAAGAAACCTGTAAACCGGTGACTACAGCTTTGGCAGGCAGAGTCGCGATAACGAACCCGTCGGTGTCGGGGGTTTTCGCGTTAACAAGGGCGCCAGTTGTGTCGATGACAGTGTCAGCAACAGCAACTTTTACGCTAACTACGCGCAGGTTCGCTGCGGAGGTAGCCTTTTTCAATGATGGTAAGCTCATATTAACCCCCTATTAAGATTTAGCGTGGCATACGTGGGCGCTGATTACGCCGAAGTCTTGCGGCGCTGCGTCGTTCACGTACTGATTTTTGAACTTCGGACGCAAGAAACCGGCGATCTTCGCTGTCGCGATGCCACACTGGTTGCTGTAGTCGAACTTCTCTTCGTCCCAAGACGGAGCGCCGATGTCAGCGTACGCCAACGCTTGGGCACCGCAGAACAAGATCTGCGAGCCTTTCTTGGCCGCGCCAGAACCGTAACCGGTAGAGGCGTGGGGTACATGTAGGAACTCGTGCAACACAACACCGTCGATCTTCACGCTGTTGCCGGTGAACAAGTCGTTCTGGTCGCCGCGAGTCTGCGCGTGGCGCAAGTTTTCGCGGAAAACAGGATCTTGTTTCAACAACATCATGGCTTCGGGGGTCAGAAACGCGTGGAAAGTCTCCTCGCCACCGTTACGCACGCCGCGCATGTAGGTCTCGCGTGCGTATTTCTTCAGCTCAAGGAACAAATCCCAACAAGGCAAGCTGTTTGTAGAACCGAAGCCACCTGCTGTGGTAGTGGCGGCGCCGCTCCCTACCGTAAACCCGGTGGTGGAAGTCCAAGAACCCACGCGCTTGGAAGACGAGGCTGTGTTCGCCGCAGCGAACTCGAGTTGGCTGAACTGGCTGTCGGTGCGTGTTGTGCCGTCTGGTTTCAGCGCGTATGGCACGCCGCCCAGTGTCTGGAACGCCAGCTGGTCAATACGATCGGCCAACCAGTACGCCAAAACGTCGCGCGCCGTTTTACGGAAGTCTACGATCGATTTCTGTTCGGCGATACGACCTTCGCTGCGGTGACCGTGGCGAATCTGGTCGATCTGGATGACCTGGTCATACGACTTGATGGCTTCCTCGTTGCCTTCCAGCAAACGATCGCCTACAACACCGTCGCCTTCCAAATCCGCTACCAGCGTGATAACCGCGCGGGTGCCTTTTTCGGATTTCTTCAGCTCAGTGATGTGCTGGACAAGGCTGTTAGGGCCTTTGCCCAAAAATTTGTTCAGGAAAGACTGTTCGCGAGCCTGTTTCCACAGATCCATCGACCAGACCGTTTTCTGTTCTTCGGTCAATTTTGCAAAGTTAGTAAGTGCCATACAGGCCTCCGATAAAAATAATAGGTTTTACGCTGGTTCCGAGTGTCTGTATCGCTAGACTTGCGCTAAAACCGACTATTAGGAGGTCGGGGTCCCCGTTAGTAAGTGCTTTTTAACCTGCAAAGCTAACCGTGTCAACCCCTGGAGCAAGTATCCGACCGCCACAGTAATAAAAAACGCGCCGAAAATAGGTAGTAGCAGCATGTACGCCGCCACTACTACCCACTGCGCGACTTTACAGCGTATCGCCACGGAGCTTCGCCAAGGTGCGTTCGTCGAGCTTGCCGATGTTCTCCGCCGTAATAGACGCTGCTGGAGAAGCCCCCGCTCGTCCACCGCCTTGCATCGAAGGGGGTTGGCGCAGAGAGGTGCCGCTGCGGTTATCCGCTTTGGGCGGGGCGCCCAAAACATACCGCGCCGCGCGGGTCAACGCAGTTGCGCGCGCTACGCCCTGTCCAACGAACGCGTTGACCAGTTGGGCTACCTCTTCCGTCGCTTCCCGATCGAATGCGTCGCTCTCGGGGTTCAACGCCGCATAGGACGCCTCAACTTCGATCAGCGTTCGGTCGTACCGCGAGGACTCTACCGCGTTTACCTGCGCATTAGACGCATACGAACGCTGCTCCTCAGCACGCTGGTAGTCACGGAGTTCGTTCAGCTGACCGCGCAGTTTGCGGGCCTCCTCACGGTCACCGTCTACCAGAGCTTCCTCGTACTTGTCTTCGATTTGAGCGATGGCGCTGCGCACCTCCGCAATCGAAGGCATGTCCGACTTACTGTTGGTACGGCGCATCTGATCTTCCATTTCCTGAATGCGCTGCTCGGCCGCGTCGGCTCGGCTGCGCTCCTTCGAAACGGCCTCGTCAAAACGCGCTTTCGGGATACGGATGTCGTCCTCACGCCTCTGTTTGTCGAGGTCCTCATCGGGGTCTTTGAGGAGTTCATCGAGGTCAATCGATTCTAACTCGTCGTCAAACTGGGTATCTTGGTCGGTGTTCATGGTTGTACTCCATCTTGGTTAGTTTGTGCCCCGTCGGTCGAGGGTTCTTCCGAGGGTGTTGCTTGGGGTGTCGGCTCGTCCAGTGCCTTGGTAGCCTCCGACTCATACGCTTCAGCGGCTTTTAAGAGACGCTCTGAGTAAGCAGCGGCCTCGTCGTCTTCCATCTGTTTCGCCTGCGCAGCTTGTTCAAGCGCACGGTCCTGTTCTTTCTCGCGCAAGCGCATTTGTTCGACGGTAATCTGCGTGTCCGCGCTGACGTCAGCGACGTACCGCTTCGCCGCAGCATCCAAGCGCATACGACGTTCTTCGAGCGCGAGCTTCTCGCGGGCGATAATGAGTTCGATCGTGTCTGCTATGCCATTCGCGTTCGCGTCGCCGCCTTCCCCACGGGCTTTTGCCAGTGCTTGCTCGGCCTGCGCCATCTTCAATTTCGCAGCGGCCTCCTTGTCCATCACCTCCGCCTGCAACATGCGCATCTGCAACTCCTGCTGCATCTGCTGCATCTGCTGTTGTTCCGGCGTCATCTCCCCCGCCATCTCCTTCAAAATCTCCGCCTTGTCTTTCAGACGACTTGCCTGAATGAGGTACTTGTCCGGCAGTTGTACGCCTGCCTCGGTACGCAAGCGGAGCGCCTGATCGTATTGTGTCTCCTCGAAAGTATCGCGGTCTGGCTGATTCGTGATAACCACAGCGTATTCACCCAGCGTCAAATCGTTCAGGATCGTACCGTCCGGCGTCTGCTGGTTAACTGCCATTGTACCTGTATCACCTGTCATGCGGTCGGTAGTAACGACTACTAGGCGCTCCTCCGTGTAGAAGCGCTGGATCAACCCCAAAACGACACTCGCCAGCAGGAAGTCCGAACGATTCAGCGAATCCTGGATATGCGCCGTACCGGCCGACGACCCCGCCTGATTCGCCTTTACCGCCTTGGCGGACACGTCCTCGCGAGCGAAACCCGTCATGTAGTCGCTCACGCCGGAGATCGACTTGATGTGTTCTTCCGACTTGTAGCTGATGCGGTCCAACCCCTGCGGCGTAGGGTTCGCTGGGATCTTCTGTATATTGCCCATGTCATCCAGTTCAATGACGACACCGGAAGATGACCCCCGCTCCTCCAACTCTGATAAAGACATATTCTG